TAAAATGAATAGAAGCAGAACGCTGTCCACTCTCAATAGCTAGTTTAGTAATAACTGCTGTATCAGGATACTTCTCATTAGTTACAGTTTTTACTCTAGTCTTTCCTTCTAATGTGAAATTAGAAAATGTAATCATACTTATTTAATTTTAATGTCTGAATAAATCTTATCCCAATTAACTGTTTTACCATCAGAAATCATAATATTCTGATTTGATAATCTAGCTAATCTGCAACCAGCAATAACATCTTGTTTAGCTTCAAAGCTAATATAACATTCAGTCTTATCACGATAAACAAATCCAATACCATCTACAACAGATGACCATATAGATTTAACTTTACCTGTAAGATTAATATCAGCTACATCGACAATATCTTGTAGTTTAGATTCTACTCTTTTGTCTTTAACATGAGCTACAAGTATTACTCGTTCTGCTATCTTTTGAAACTTTCTAAACCATTCCATCATTACTTCTCTCGAGTATTGATAACCAGCACCATTAGCTAGATTATATACACTAGTAAATCCATCATCACCATATAGTATAGGATTACCTTTACCATCACGATTAAATGATTTACCTTGTACACTTTTCATATACACATAAGTGCCTACAATCTCTGACCATATATCTAACTGTGTTACAGTATCGATAATAAGGTATTTAAGTTTAGAATCAGCCAGTTCATCCAATAACTTATTAAAGTCTTTGTAATCATCTACTTGTTTTACTCTAGCTTTTAAGAAATGATAACCCTTTGGGTCAGTACTAATAACTAACGAATTAGGTTCATTAATAGTCAAATCAGCGAGTATAGTAGATTTACCTGTTTTAGGTAAGCCATACAGTAACAAACTTGTTAGTTGTTCATCTGTTGGTTCTACAATGTCAAACATTTGTTACTTGTTTTAAAAGTTTTTCGTTACTATCCATGTCGTCTTTATCTAAATGTGCAAAGTAATTACGACTACCATCAAATAATACAGCCATTTCTAAATCATCAAGAATACCTTCTCGACTTTTAAGTAGTATAAGTGTACGTAGATTATTCTTCCATAGTTTTAAATCATATCCTAAATACATTGCTGCTGGAATATGGTCTCTCCACTTAAATGGATAGAATAATCCTAAGATGATAGTTGCATCTTGACTAGTTGTTTTAATCTTGTTTAATCCATCTATACTCGGTTTTAGTTTGTCAATAATTGTTTTACCTTTGATGTTTACTTCAAGTGCCTCTTTCGAAGGTACTTGCTGCTGTACAAAGAATGATACTACACCACATTTAAGACCTAATCTCTGTCTAGTGTATTGAGCACTAAAATGTTCTAGTGTTTCATACCATGATTTTCCAGATTCATTTAAGTAGTTACCAATATGGTCTGAGAAAGTAATAACCCATTGATTAGGGTCACTAGCTCTATACTCATCCCACATTTCTCCTTGATTTGCTGGAACACCATTAAAGTAATATGTACCATTCTTTACTAAGAAGTCTCTTACTAATTTATAGAATCCAGTAGGATGAGGTATTTGTACTACCTCAAAATATGGTTCTATAGTACTAGTAAAATAATCAGCAGCTTCGATGATGTAGGGGTGATATTCTGTAGGAAACTGTTTATCCCAGTAACCCATTATTTCGTAGTATGATAGTTTAATGTTATGTTTCTCTCTCAAGTAATTGATAACAAACATAGCTTTAAACTTTTCTACAGGTTCTTCTAAACTATTGTAGAAGATTTTAATCTTAATATTAGGAATGGTTTGTGACAACGATAATAGATAAGATGCAATAAAGAATCCTAATCTTGATTTACCAGCACCAGTACCACCTGTAATTAAGATTTGGTCTCCACGAATAAATCCTGGAAGAAATGATTTTAATCTAGGAAATATGGGATATAATGGTAGAAAGTTTACACCACCATCACCAATAAACTTTTGATTTCGGATTATCTTATCCGCTAGTTGTTTAAATAACATTATCGTATTCTTCTTTAGAGGTTGTACTATCTTCTAGCATAGTCATTAGCATAGATTTACCAGTATTGTCGTAGATAAAGTTATCACAATCTTTTAAGAATCTACTAGTAGCCATACACATATCTACATATTTCTTACAAGCTATGATAATCTCTTTATCACTCCACGTTACCATTGTACTATCGTTAAATAATTCTAATGCACGTCTTACATCATTATTGTTAGAGGATTTGCCAGCTATACCAATATGTTTTGCAGACCAATATTCTCTGATACTAGATATTAAATCTTTATCAGGAACACTAGATTGTACAGAAGTTGTATTTAGTTGCCATGTACCATCTGGAGATAAATATATCAATTTTTTATCAGACCAGAGTTTAAAGATACGTAATATTTCTAATTCATCTGTAACTATAATTTCTTTTTCTGAACTTATTCCACAGTATTTGAATAGATTAATATTATTTTCTATACAATAGAGTAACAACATCACTAGTTTATCATCAACATCGGAAATATTAAACTGTTGGTTTATCATTACTTAAAATTTGATGATGATATATACCCCTTAATTCTTAAATCTATTTCGTCTATCTGATTAAGATTTTTGTCATAGATTTTATTCATCTTATCAAACCATGTTTCCTCATAAGTATTCATAGTTCTAAAGATAAATACTTTACCTACTTTTCCTTCTTCATATCTAACTATTCTACCAATGTATTGCATTAGATGATGATAACTAGTATAATAAGAAAACATAAGTAAATGGTGAAGATTTGGGATAGTAACCCCTCGTTTAAGTTTCTTAGATGTTCCTAAGATTTGCGGGGGATCAACTAGGATATCTTCGACATTTCGTTTAACAACTTCGAGGCTACCACCCAAATAATCACCTGTTTTCAGTAGTCTTTTATTACTACATAATATTCTTTTAACTTCATCAGTATCAGTAATCAATTGTTTATCACCACCATTAGGAGTTACATAATACTTAATAGTATCTTCAGCTATTTCATCTACAAGACTACGAATAGGGTCTAGTTGTACACTACACACCATTCCTCGAGTTTTAGATTCTCTAACTGTATCTAACAGTTGTCTTGATACTGCTTTCTTACTACGTAAATCATACAATAATGATACTAACTGTTTACTCATTGCTTTCTTGAGTATAACAGGATATTTATGATTCTTAATCATAGTTGTACGTACATTATAGTATTCAAGTTCTGTAACTAATCGTGGAGTTTTCTTGAATAGAGGTAAATACTTATTCGTATTATCTAGTCTATGGTCTATTACCCATGTTTCGTATGGTGATAATATATTATCAGCTATTCCTTGGTCAATATCATATTCTACAATAATAGGACAGTATATCTCTAGCAATTGACCTTTGTTAATAAAATCTGTAATTATCTTATCTTTAGTAAATTTATCTGCTTGTTTAATCTTATTCATTAAACCTTCTGGAATCCTATTACGATATACAGATAATACTTCAGGAACTGTAGCTGATAATCCTAACTTATAGCAGTCTATCTTTAACACTTCTTGATATTTATCTGATATACATTCTTCTACTTCATCATAGATAATGAATTTAGGTGTTCCTTTAGGTTTTGATTGATAGCAATGAAACTGAAAATCAACCAATGATAAGATATCACTTCCTGTAATCTCTTTGAACTTAGGTAGTTCATCAGTCCAGTAAGTATGTTTACGAGCAGTAGTTTCTGCTAATATCCATACTGTATCTCCTTTGTTGATTTTACCATCCTCTAGCAATAACAGTATAGCTTTTAATGATAGGAAAGATTTACCAAATCCTGTAGCTACTAACATAGTGCCCTTGTAATGGTTATCTTTCCATATCATTAAAAACTCTTGTTGCAGAGAATTTAGTTTCTCTAATCTATTCATGGATAACTTCAAATGATGGTGAGATAAATGCAACATTATCATCATCAAAACTTAAACCATTATTATCTATCATTTGACCATAAGCAATAGAAACTGATACAGGATAATTATCATCTCTTTGAATAATGAGATAATCACCATCTTCGTAAGTTTTACTATATTGATAGACTTCAAATGTTAAACTAACTGTTACATTAATTCTTTTTCTAATAGCTTTTAATGCGTTAATACCACTATCAATACCATTATCTACACCAGTAACTGTATGACCTAACTCATTAGCTAACCAATCTATTGCTTGTGCAATTAATGGTGCACTTGTTTCAGTGTGATGAAATGATGGTCTGAATGCTAATTCACCATTCTCTGTGTAACATGCTAAACAACTATACTTAAATCCTAACTCTTTAAGACTCTCAGCTTGTTCTTGCGATACGAAATAATCTTTTAGTTCTTTCATTGTTTTTAATTTTTACCAAATTTACTAATCTTTAACAATTGAGGGTCAATAGTAATACCCAATTCCTTCAATCGCAGTACGGCATCATCTACTGTGTCAGTAGTAATGATGATTCTTGTTGTAGTTTGAGGATGTTTCATCTCAAATCTTGTTTTTTCTGTCATTTGTTTTGTTTGTTTAGAATAGTGTTAACTCTTTACTCATTTGTACTGCATTGATTAACTTATTAGCTTCGTAAATATAATAAGAATAATCAATATTGTAATTATCACTGTCATAATAATGATTAAATATAGTAACTAATCTATACTTAAACTTATTACCACTTCGTAGTGGAGCATTTACATGAGCTACTTTACCATCACTATAATGTTTCATCATTACACTACCATTAGTAGATATAAAGAATCTTACAGTTTTAGATAGTTTTCTATCATGTATATATCTTGACTTAACTCCTCTTAACTCATACCATGAATTAGATTTAGCTCTTACACCAATACAGAAATCATGTATATCTGTATGATTAGTAATAGTATCTTCTACTGGTATGCCATGTAATAGATATTGACTTACTGCTAATGGTACAATAGCTGCTGATGAGTTTTTGTGTAATGGTATATTCTTGTATTCAAATGTACCTTTATACTTAACATCATTGTTAGTAGTTACTGATATATAATTATTGACATCTCTAATAAAGAAAGATTTGTATTCTACATACTCTAATTCTAACTTAGTTATCAATTCCCATTCTTTACATATCTTGTAATATTCATCTATTGCACTTCTATGCAACTTAACAGTAACACCATCTGTATTAGCTTGAATGATTGTACTAATCTTACTTAGCTTTTCAACTAACATAGCTAACATTAACTGTCCATTGATAGTAACTGTAAATGTAACTTGTGGGTCATACATCCATGAATATTGGTCCATTGTTTTACCGTAAGTAGCATTAGCCGCTAACTTATATCCATCAACAATAACTTTATTCTGTTCTTTCTTTGGTTTCTTTTTCTCTAACAATCTAACACTTACTATGTTATCTCGTAATATATTGATAAAAGATTCATCAAGATGTTCAGGATATAAGTTATTACTAATCATTATACTAGGATACATTGATGCTACATCACAATCCATAATCATATAATCATCATCAGATTTAATTGTAGTATTTAACATTGAACCATGAATACCACCAGCAGCAAATGTATATTTAATGTTATTGTAATTAACACTAAATAATGGTGTATCACTACCAGGAATTACATAGCCTTCCTTAAATGTATTCAATGCTTCGTTAAATTCCTTGCATTCAAATGCAATGTATGGAAATATGATGTCTTTTATATCTATACGATGTCTTGGAGTTCGTAACTTATTTATACTTCTTTTGTTACTATCTGTAAACTTACAGAATAACTCTAACAATAACTCAGAACCTATACTGGAATCAGATGAGTTCATAAAATCTATACCATAACTAACACTTAACTCTTTTCGTAACTCTATTTGAGGTTTGCATAGCTGATACAATCTCTTTGTTGCTATACAATCATTTAGATTATAGCTTAATATTGCATTTACATCTGTTGTTACAGGCATATCTTCAATATTAATCATTCTCATTCCAAACTCACACCACTTTAGACTAGTTCTTCTATTCTTATTGTTGTAATGATTTACTAGATATAAATCTAAATGTTTAATGAATAGAGTATAATAGTGATTCCTCTCATTCTTAATATGAAAATCAGCTCTTCTCCATATCTCTTGTGGTGTTCTACATATTCCTAGATAAATATCCTGAATGATTTGTCCATCAAATGCAATACAATTATATCCTATTAATCCTTGAACTTTAGTGTTTAAGAAAGTAATTAGATTTTTGATATAATCATCTTGATTGGAATGAAATACAACTGTATCATCAGTATCTCTATCTAGGAATGTAGCAGTGAATAAGTTTGGAAGAGTTTCTAAGTCATAGACATAAACTCTTTTACTCATTCTCTTTTTAATTTAGATTTAAACTTAGGTTTTGGTAGTGGTTTATCTAAACCAACTCCTTCACATTGTGGACATACTATCACCTTTGTATGTGTCTTAACACTTCCAGTACCATCACAAGCGGTACAAATAATCTTTTTCATGATTTTTTGATTGCAATATAGTAATTAATAATGAAAGGAGCAACATATTTCAGTTGCTCCTTCTTAAACCACTAAAAACGCACTACATTATCTCTTCCCTCTGATGTGTAATATAATTATTGTCACATCTTCCTGTTGTCTATATTCTTGCTTGTATTCAGATACAGTATCTTTATCTATTACAATACACTTTGATTTATTTCTTTTTGTTAGTTTTGCGCGTCTCAAGTGGTTGTAATATCTACTACGAACAGAAGTTGATGTTCTATTTAGTAGTTTAGCACTGTAATCAAAAGCATCACATAAACTGGAGCTTTCTTTTACACAAGATAGAATAAATGCGTCATCTGATGATTGCCAACATTTCATAATAATTGATTTTGGTTATTCTTTGTTTTG